TTTGTTTTAGTTCCCCATGTACCGGCATTCTCACCGGTGGCCATTAGTTCTAGTTTAAGATCTGATGAATATGTTGATGCCATAATTTTGTATTATACCCTTTTTAAGCTGCCTTATCAACTTCTGTCCAAATGTTAGAAACTCCTTTATTTACCTCAGTCCATGTATTCGTTACATCTGGATCTACATTAGACCATGCAGTAACTAGTGGACTATTGATAGAAGCTGTTAATTGGATACCTGTAACTAAAACGTCCACTCCAGGAACACCTACTGCAGTACCGATTGATGCAGTTAATTGAGACCCTGTTACATCTACAGGTGTATTTATATCAATAGTCTCTTCTCCTAGACTTGCTGTTATTTGTGAGCCTGTTACATTAACATTAGCGTCTGCTGTTACTGATGTTGAACCAATTGACGTAACCATGTCATGCTCAGTTACAATAACACTTACATTACCATCAGCACTTACAGAGTAAGTACCAAGGGATAAACTTAATTGAGATCCTGTGACCGATACTGTTGCATTACCTATAAGAGATTCCTCTCCCATAGACATTGTTAATTGAGATCCTGTTACATTAACAGGTGTATTTAATGCTACAGTTGAACTTCCTATAGATCCTGTTAATTGAGATCCTGTTACATTTACATTAGCATTTGCAGTTACAGTTGAAGCACCAATAGAACCTGTTAACTGTGAACCTGTGACGGCTACATTGACATTAGTTCCTCCTAAAGAAGCTATCGGGGACTGTGATAAAGCTGTAATACCTAACATATAATAAAATCCTTAAAAGGAGACAGGGGGTATGTGGTGGTGCCCTGTCTCCATCTAAGAATTATATCATCGCTTAAACCACGAAGGAAGACCTAGATGAGGTCTTTTGTCAAACATATTGTCTCTTGCACCTGGTGTTTTACGATTATTATAATGTAAGAAAACTTGTACACATTCCTTACCTCTAAACTTATTTCTCCAATGCTCTAATTCACAACCAGAATAGACTAACATATCTCCTGGTTTTAAATCTACTTTAATACCTTTCATACCTTCTTTTCCAGATGGCTCTAAATATATTGGCCAATCATCACCACCAAGATTCATAGTAGTTGATATCTCACAACTAAATCTATCTTTGTGTCTTTTTAGAATATCACCTTTTTTATATATTCTAGCATAAGTATAAGCAGGATATAATTTAAGACCTGTTACTTCTTCCATTTTAGGTTGGCATTTTAACATTAAAGTTTCCATAGCTATATTAGAATACTGACTGTAAGTTTCGGGTATCTGTTCATCTCTACCTTCATAGTGACCTATGATGTTTTCAAATGGTGAAATGTATCTTTGTGCTCTACAAGTATCATATACTTGTTTTTGCATCATAAAATAATTTGCAACAAAAGCTGCTAGGTCTTTTGATATTGCTTGACGGATAACTGTATACTTTTTCTTTTTAAACATCTTTAGCCATTTCTTTCGGCACGGCTTGTATATTCCAATGTATAAATCTAAAAGGCTCTTTACCAAAATCTACACTAAACTCATGTTCTAAAAATCCTGGAAAGATAATTAAAGTTCCAGGTGTTGGTTTAAAATGTATAAGCTCACTACCACCCCAAACACCTTTTTGATCTTTCATTTTTAGTTTGGTAGCTCTTGCTCCTGTTCTAGGTTCGTGAAATACTGGATAAGAAGTTTTATCACTGCACTTTAAAAAATAAAAACCTGATACGTGTTGATTCCAATGTACGTGTGCAGAATGATGACCACCACCTTTTTTAGCAAACTCTTGTACCCACATCTCACTAAACATAGTTGTGTATTGTTGCATATCATAACCTTGGTGATCTAAATATTCCCAAGATTTTTGACCAATGTAATTTCTAAAATCTAAAAAGTCATTGTCCATTGTCAGTGGTGTTGAATGATATGATCTCCCAAAATCACCATGCTCTTTGATAAATTTTTTTTCTCTTGTTCTTGCATCTTTGATATATTTATTAGATGCTTTATTTAATGATTTTACAAACTCTGGTTTTTGTTCTGACCAGATAGTTGTGTTGAAATAATTATCTATAAACATTATTTAAATGGCCTTCCTAAATGCCAAACAACAAGACTATATCTTGTGCCTGATGTTACGGGTTTAACTCTATGCCAAACGAAAGAAGGAAAAACAATAATAGATCCTTTTGGTAAAATCTCTTTTGCTCTTCTCAAATGTTTTTCTTCATCTCTCATATGTGGATCGTAGTTTCTAAAATCAAATTCTAATTCACCACCTGTGTATTCTGAACCATCTGTTAATTGACAAGTCATAGATAGTTTTCGAATTCTTCCGTGCTCTGGATTATTAACATCGTCTCGTTGATAAGGTTTATCCCAACCATCACAGTGCCAATCATAATATTGATTGTGTTTATATTTTGTAAATTGACACGACTCACTTCTTTCCCAATCAAAGTTCCAACCTGCATTTCTATTTGCTTCGTGAACGTATGGGTGTAATTCTTTGTATATCCAAGTATCATTAAGCCATACTAAATCTGACTTTCTTTTTCTTTGCATATTTTTAACTTGGTTTTTATCTAATTTTTTATCTCCATAGCCACCTGTTCTAGCCATAACTTCTTCTTGTGAATTTGCATAAGCTATTACATCATCACAAAACTTTGGTGTGAGTGCTGCAGGAAAATGCCAATAGTAATTAGATATATTCATAAGTTATTGTTTGTACAAAGTTTAATGAATCTTTTTGATTGTTAGTTAAGTAATACATATTAGTTGATGGAAACATAATGAACATATTATTTTTAAGTTCTACATCCCAACTTCTACCTTTACGTCTGTTATCTTCAAAGTGTATTCTAACCATACAGTCTTTGACTTTTACACCATATAATAATGTAAAGTCTGGAGAGTTACGTAAATCCACTGGATCAATATTTAATAAAGGAATAGTTGTTTCTGCAGGTTTATAGATATTTCCCCACGTTTCTTTGTTAACTAAATTTACACCATACTCAAGACCAACGTGATCTCTCATATATGTATTTAACATATCCCAAGTTCTTGAGAATGGAAATTCTTTAGAGTTAAAAGTTGATTGTAAAATATCGTTGGTAAGTTTTTCTTGGTCTATCTCAAAACCTTTCGGCATATCGACATCACCATAATATAATGATTGCTCTGTTAAGACTTGTCTCTGCATACCACCACCGTTTTTAATTTATGCTTTGTTGTCTGTCAAGTCCCAAGTTGTATTTGCTTCATTCCAAACGTAAGACCAAGAATGAGTATCGGCTGTATTTTGTGATTCTTGTTCTTCTGTTAATGCTGGAGCATCACCGATTGGTGATTGCCATCTAGCTTCTGAATTATTTTTTACCCAAGATGCGTGAGGTTTTTGAGGCCAAAAGATTTGATCATCTTCGTCCCAAGTATAACCTATACCTGCGTAGTTTCCTCTAAATGCTTTTGAAACATCTCCTTCAGTACCATCTTGGTTTCGATATTTTCCACCAGATGTATTGTAAGATGTTTGAATCCACATTTGTGCAGGCCAATTATTATGTGTCTCTAAATATTGTTGTCCTACTGTTTCATCTTCAACGCCATCAGCATTCAACATATCTTTATTATCTAAAGTTAATACTTGAATAACTTTTCCGTTAGCTCCGAGTTTTGCAAAATGTGCCATAATTATCTCCTATTATATATTATAAATTTTATTCATTCAACTACTGGAATTTGTACCTTATTATTACTCTACCAGATCCGCCATTTCCAGCATTTCCTGATGATCCATTAGTGTCTATTCCACCTCCACCACCACCTTGGTTTGTTCCACCTGGTCCTGCAGTTAAAGGAGGGGCTCCTGGATTTCCAGCTCCAGCTCCACCACCACCTGGTCCACCAGTTCCTCTTGGTCCTGCAGATTCAGAGTTTCCTCCTCCACCTCCAGAAAATTGTAATGCACTTGCTGTAATATTTGTTTCTGTTCCAGCTCCTCCATTTCCACCACCATTAGAAGGAGTACCTGCACTTGCTCCTACTGCTCCTGCACCACCTCCGCCACCACCACAGTTTCCAGCACCACCTGAAGCACCACCGTTATTTCCTTGTGCAGGAGATACAGGAGGTGTATTTCCTGCTCCACCTGCTCCACCTGATCTTGATCCACCACCACCAGAACCACCTGCAGCTCCTGCTCTAATATTTCCACTAGGGTGACCTGAGCCACCACCTCCTCCGCCGCCACCAGCTGAAGTAATTGAACTAAAACTTGAATTCGATCCATTAACACCTCTAGGTCCAACAGCAGCACCAGATCCTGGAGCACCAGCTCCTCCACCACCTACAACTATAGGATAAGCTGTAGCAGCAAGACCTTCTAAAGATGTGTTGGTATGTAAAGGTGAAGCTGTATATAAAGGTGCAGCTTCAGGTCGTTGTGATTCTCTATAACCTCCGCCGCCACCGCCGCCACCGCCGCCGTCTTCACCGCCACCGCCACCGCCGCCAGCAACTACCATATAATCTATTTTATTACTTCCACCTGTGTTACCAGCATTAGTAATAGTAAAAGTTCCAGGACCGGTAAATGAATGAATTTTATAATCTCCAGAAGTAGATTCACTACCTCCTGATCCAGAAACAAATTCTGGACTTGCGTCTTTGTTTGCTAAATCACCGTCAGCTACAACAATCCATCCTTTTGTTGCATCTGCATAAACAACAGTCATTGATATACCATCATTAGTTAAAACTACATCTGCAGCACTTCCTTGAATATTAGAACTATTTCTACCAATAGTTAAATTATTAGTTCCAAAAGAACTAGAATAGTCTGCTACAGAAACAATGTCTCCTGCAGAAGGTGAACTTGGTAAATTAACTTGGAAAGCTCCACCAGAAGTATTACAAAAATAACCTTCTCCTGAAGTAGCAGTAAAGGTTGCTGTCTTAATTGAAGTTTGCCAATTTACAGATCCTGCTCTTCCAAACCCTGTTTGAGAAGCACCACTTGCAAGTGATACTGTATCACCAGAAGCACCAATTGTAACCGTAGTTCCAGATTGACTTATAATTACACCACCATCTGCTGCTTTTAAAGCTGCAGATTTTAAATCTCCAGATACTGTTAAATTATTATTTACTGTTACTGGAACACCTGCTGTTACCGATACTGAATCTCCAGAATCTCCAACAGTTACTGTCCCACAATTTGTTCTTGGACTAATTTTATTTACTTTTACTTCACTCATAATTTACCTATTGAAATTTGTACCTTATCATTACTATACCTGAACCTCCAGAACCACCAGAATGGCTAGTTCCATCATAGTCTCCTCCACCTCCACCACTACCTGTATTAGTTGTTCCATTTGTTCCAGTGGTGTTTGCTCTAGCATAACCTCCTCCACCAGTTCCAGCAGTAGGAGCACTTGGAGAAGCACCTGGTGTTCTTATTCCACCTCCACCCCCACCTGCAAAATATCTTGTTGAACTTACTGGTCCAGGCGTACCATAACTAGGAGCTGTTGGTCCGACGAAAGAATCAGCTAAATAACTTCCGGTTGCTCCTTGAGCAGCACTACCACCACCTGGTCCCCCTACCGCACCTGCACCGCCACCACCGCCACCAGTATTAGTATTACTTGAAACGCCTCCATTATTACCTTGTGGCGGACTAACTGGAGGTGTGTTACCTGAACCTCCTGCTCTTGGAGGAT